ATATATGTTTCAGTGTCAATATATCCTTGTTTAGATAGTTCCTGTATACTAGGTTTATTACGTAAAAATTTAACTTTACTTCTATTTAAAACATTATTTTCAACTACTAAACCAACAATCGCATTAACACGCTCTGGTAATAATCTTTTAATATACTTAAATACCGTAAAGTCGTAAATTTCTAAAGCTCTGAAATATGCTTCAAAGTCGTTTCTATTTTCATATTTTTTCCAGTAATTAATTGCAAAGTTGTCGTAAATTGGATAATGAGTTTCGTAATCACTTCTAGGATCGCCTATATAATCATCAATTTCAAAATATCCTATTTGATTAAAGATGTCTTCATTAATTGCAGTTTGTGGCGAGAAATAAACGCCTACGCGATTAGAATCAATTGAATATTGATCGAAACTGGATTTTTCAATTCTAGTTTTTGTGTTTAATCTACCGTTAGGGTTTAAGCTAGAAGATTCAATTCGTATTTTATTTGAGTATAAACTGGATCCGCCTAATGACGGTGATGGAGTATAATAAGTTTCTTCAAACCCTTCAAAAGTAATAGAACCCGAGTTATCAAATCCAGTAAAATATAACGAGCCTGTATTTAATTTTTGATTAGGATGGCAAGATGGCTGATAAAATGATCCACTTAATACATTTTTTGTCGACAGCGTAAATCTTTGTAATAAATGTTCATAAGGCTTTGCAGATTCCTCACCATTAGTCGATGCATCTAAGTCTCTATTAAATGTATATGTATTTGGAGAAGCTGCATGCTCCTCTAATATAGGATTAGTTAATGAACCTGACCATAGTCTAACCTCTTGAAAATGTCCATAAAATTTAGTTAAATTAGTTAATGGATTTCCATTTAACGTAGCTATAGACGTGAAATTACGCGAACCGGATGCGAAAGAAACTGTGACAGAGTCTGAATTAGGGAATATTGTTTCTCCATAAAAACTTGCAGACTTTATATAAATAGTCTTTCCATATAAAGATTTAGTAAGTTTAAATGAAGAAGTAGCTTCTGTAGATTCGATAGTAACTAAATTCCAGCTATTATCAAAAATTTCTAAATTGGAAGCGCTTATGGCAGTTCCAGTTATTCTATTAAATAGCGTTAACGTGCCTTCTTCATCATCTGCAGATTCTTTTGATAATATTAAATTATATACGTCGCCTAAAGACCCGCTAGATATTGATAATAAATTGTAATAATTATTTTGATAATAATCGTAATTGTTATCAGTTTTAAATCTAAACTGTAATGTATTCGGGGCTACGATTTGATAATCTCCATTAGTATATTGACTTACATTTAATGATAAACTTCCAGTTTCTGTATTTGAAAACCATGCATAATGAAATACGTCATGAATATATTCCGGATAATGATCTGCGTTCGTAAATGTCGAAGGACCGCCATACTCCTTAATAGTTAATACAGTTAATGGAATACCAAAGCAATTTAACATTGCTTTAATTGAACGAGAAGTACCTTTAGTTTTTAAAATATACGGAAGGTTATTAACGATACGTCTCCAAATTTCTCTAGTAATCTGTTTTTCAGACAATGTAACAAGACCCTGATCATTTTTTAATACATCTCCGTATTGATCAGTTCCTAAATTATACTTCCATAGCTCGGCTGATGATCTTCCGTTTAATAATTCAAATCCTAATGAAGACGCTACATGGTATAATAAGTCATCAGGCATACCATCTTTAGGATGCTCTTCACGATCTTTAATAGTAGTTAAATGATTAATATATGACCATAAAATATCAAAATGCTGGCCTAACATATGAACAAACAACAAGAAGTCTTCATTATCTTCGTTTGTTTGTATATGATACGGAATAGTACTTTGTAATTTATGTACATTATTTTTATCGTATATTGATGCGATCTCTAATAAATTAGCATAATAATCTATTGCAGTTTGTGACGTGATGTCAGCTTGCATAGAGAAATACTCATATGGATCAGGAGGTCTTCCTACTTGCCATTGTGTAGCCATGGTAGACCATAATTGATAAGCGTCAATCCAATTTAAACTAGTTGGTACTATTTTTGGCCATGGCTCTACAGGTTCAACAGTTCTTGATCCCGTAATTTCATCATAATGGGTATATAACTTACTTCCGGTAGATTCAAAAAATAAATATTTTTCAAAATCATCAAAGCCGCTTACAACACGATTACGTTTAGTATATAAATCAGATAAATTAGATTGAACTATTTTTTGATCAGAAACTGTAACTAAATCGTTAATTCGATCTGAATACTGTTCAATTAACTCTAATTTATATTTAAAGTTTTTAACTCGCTCAACTGCAGACCCATAATGAACAAAATTATCAAATATACGATAATTGATATTTAATTTTATCCCTGATAAAGATCCTGAAAATTGACTATCAATAATTTGTTGCGAAGTCTTTAAATTAGTTGATAGTAAATCATTCCAAGTTTTAAAATCGGTAGCTACAGAACTAGCTTCAAATTCTTCAATTTCAAAATTTGCAGGTCTTAATTTAGTTACTGGATCTGGTACAAACTTTGGAACTAAAATTACATTATCTAATACAGGATTAATTAATTCCTCTGAAATCCACAGTTTAGATTTTTCTCCATACTTTGCAGGTAATGGATTATATAATTTTACTAAAACTTCCGGAGTTTCAGTAAATTCAGTTTCAAAACGTACGTTAATAATTTGATACGTTTCATTAGTCCCAAAATTTAATACAAATGAATCAAAACGATCATCTTCAGCTAATAAATTCCAACGAGTTTGAAATTCATCTAACTGTTTAGTTAATTCAATATTATCATTGTCTGATAATTGTAAACGCAATTCTCTCCTAGAAGGAGAGATTTCCTTAATCCATAATTTTAATCCTTTATAAGATCCTAGTATATTGTCAAATAAATTATATACAACTCGATACTGACCTCTTGTTAATCCTAAGGCATTAAAAGTTTTAGGAATGTCGATTGCTAAATGTTGAAGTGCTACTAAGTTAGAAGTAGTGTCATTATTCTCGACAGAAAAATATTCAACGTTATGATTACCCGTTAGATAAACGCCATCGGGCGTATATACATGTAATTCTAAATCAGGAAGGGTATTTCTATCTTCAAACGTTACAGAGTACTGTTCATAGTCTAATTTAAGTAAATCTGAATCAATCGATTCAATCCTAGACGCAGGTGATTCTGAAGTAGCCTTTAAAAGATCTTGTTGGTTAGTATATACAGATAACATCTACTTACTTTATTTTAAATAAATATCTTAATAAAATATTCTAGTAGGTTATTCTACTTGCCTAAATACAACGTCGATTTGGCTATAATCTACAGCTAAATATCCGTCGTCAGTTTGATATACTGCGGATTCAAAAGGAGTATTAAGTAATTCATCTGCAATAACACCTTGATATTTTTTAGTTAAGTCTGATTTAAATCTAAATTCATAGATATTAATTCCGTTTGGCGATTGACCTACTAGCACTATATCAGTTTTTAATTCTCGATCTGACCTAAACAATCGTCCAATTGCTCTTCCTACTGACCCAGCTGCAGAAGCAACTGCCGTAGCGGCTCTCGCTACGCCTTGACCTACTGCTTGAGCGGCACCGCCAATTGCACTTCCAACTCGATTAACTACACCACGAAGACCGGTATTTCTTCTACGTTCCTCTTCTTCTCGCTTTAAACGTTCCTCTTCTTCTTTCTTTCTACGCTCTTCGTCCTCGGCTTGTCTTGCAGCTTCAGCTGTTGCAGCTCGACCCGCAGCTGCTTGTTGCTCTCTCCAAGTAACGCTATAAAATAATTCCGTAGGATCTAAATCAAATGAAGACCATACTAAACGTTCACCGTCAAATATATTTAAAATTCCAATATCATCTAATACTATTCGAGCTTTATTTGAAACTCGCTCAAATTCTAAAGTAGTCCATCTATCTTTAAAATTAGGTTTAGTTCCTCCAACAGCTAATATTACGGATTTTGAACTTTCAGAAGGTCTTTTTAATGTTAGATAGTTTGGTTGAGTAGCACTGTTATCCCAGCCAAAAGACACAACTACCTCATCAGGGGCTAGCGGCTCTCCTTTTTTATTATACTCGCCTTTAGTGATTATTACATTACTGTCATCTTGAATAATTAAACGAGCCTTTCTATTTTTTGAAAGTAATTGGTTTTGTATTAGCGGATACCCAGGATCACCTTTACGTCCCTTTCTATCTGAATATAAACGAGCATTTAATGGTATTTGGTCTGGAATTTCATTAATTTGATCCGGCGGCGTTGAGCCTGGTTTAAATTTACCAAATTCAGTAATAGCATTTTCAAGCTGTCTGCGTAAATCTTCGATTACTTTATTTAGTTCATCAATTTTATCTTTACTATAATCTCGATCTGCCAATAGTAAATTCTTTTCACTTAATAAGGCATTTAATCTTGACTGTAGCAGCTCAATTGCATTATCATTTGACTGAATTGGAAAATCTTGAAATTCAATATCAACAATTTGACTAAATTTAATTTGTGAAGTTTTAGCTGTATGTAAGCTTAGTAACTTTCTATTATTAGCAGTGCTATCAAGATTTAAATCGACTATAGTAGCGCCTTTAGCGTTTTTCGCATAAGATTGATATTTAATCGGAACAACTTTTTCAGGCTTAATATCTCCATATAAAATTTTCCAACGGTCAAATTTAACTAGTGCCATATTACTTTACTATTTTAAATAAATAAGTATTAGATTGAAAATATTCAGTTATTCCATCAAATACAGCTTTAATTTCAAATTTATAATATCTTTCAGGATGCAACATCGTTGTATATAAATCAAAATAACTTCCATTAGAATTAGTATTAATTTTTGTAAACTGACTATATGGAATTATAATTTCATCATTATGTGCATCTTTAATTTGATAATATGATTCTCTAGGTAAAGCCTTAGCAATTGAAAACGTTGAATTTTGTGCAAAGCTAGCTCTAGGGTATTTTGGACGAACTCCTAACAATATTCTAATCTGCGTATCTTTAAGGTATTCCCTTTTAAAAGACCTTGTGTATATAATTGGGTCATCTTCATAAGAAACGACTGTTAACGAGCCAGTACTGTATGTAATACTACCCGTCCAATTGATATATAACTGGGGTTCAAATACTGTATGAGTATCAGAAGAGTAAATTTGTATATTTGTCTCAGGATAATTACTAGACGTAATATCGTTGAATCTAAAAGATAATATTACTCCGTTATTATCATATACTTGATTATACCAATCTTTAACAATAGGGGTTATATCAATATTAATCTTATCATTAGATTTAAAACTAAATGACTGACTGACCACTGAACCTGTATACCATTTGCCGCCACCTGCTGAACCTGAATTATAATAAACCATGGTAGCTCCATTTGCTGCTGAACCTGACCATGTAGTGGAATTTAACCCAGCAGTTGATATCCAAGTAGCTCCGTCTGTAACAGATGTACTTGTTTGAATACCTCCTGGCGAAGTTGTATATCCCGAACCATTTTTCCAATCAGCTACTAAAGGCTTAGCTTCAATAGTATATGTCTGAGGCAATTCAGATTGAATAATAGGATATAAATTTAAACTAGCAGATATACTTTGAATTCCAATTGAATGCTCAGATAATTTAGAACTTAATTTAGATAAATCAAATTTAATTAAAATTCTAGACTCTTCTAAATCTAATGTAGAAGAATCTCCAGTTTTTTTCAATTCTAAAATTTCATCTAAACCCGCATTCCTGTACGGGTCTGATTCATATATTGTAGTGTCTTGCGAAGCGGGTAATGACCAAATCATTTTTTATTATTTTTACATTGAATTAACTTTACCGATAATATCTGTATTTGGGAACTTAACTTCAAAAATACTAGGATCTAAAGAAGGATAAATTATCCCATCTTTTGTAGCTGCTGTAATATCATAAACATTACCTGAATAGCCTGAAGAAGTATCATATAAGTTAGCTATTTTTATTGTTGTCACTGATTGAACCCCTTCAACTCTATCTAAGTCAGTATATATTTTTGAAAGTATAATAGGCTGATTAATTTGCCATTTTTTTGAATCAAAAATTTCTTTCAATTTAGCAATACAATTTAATAAAACTTCATTTGAATTATACTCTGGTAGCGTAACAATTTCAAATTTGATTCCAATATTGATAATATACGCAGTTTTTATATTTATTGCATCAGTTACCATGCGATATTGAGACAAGTAAGTTTTTAAATTTTCTTTGATTGCTGGGTTTAATTCTTTTAATCGACCGGTACCATCATACGCTAACGTATATAAATTAAGTGCTAATGGATTAGGAATTCGTTGCTCAGTATTATTTGGATTTGTCTGTTCATCTTGAATAATGTAAGCTTTAGCTACGGATCCAAATTTTGCTGGCATTGAATATGCCCGAATTATATAATCCTGCGCGGTAACTGCACGTTGCTGTGAAGCAAAATTGGCTAACGCATTTTGTCTTATTTCTTCCATGGTTTCCGAACTTTTACCGCCCATTGCTGGTAATGGATTTGTACATGCCACAGAAGCTTTAATTCGATTTAATAAGGTTAAATCTAAATTCTCTGAATCAATTTCATACGCGACCTGAGCTACGTTTGTAATTGTAAATGAAGGTACATTTGATTCAATTCCACCTCCTTTAGTATATTTTACTGTTAAAGTAGTATTTGAAGGAGCTTGACCATATGCCTTAGTATACATAAAATTTGATGGATCAATTGGCCGCTCATACTGCATTTGCAATCCAATTAAACTATTACCTACATTATCTGGATTAGGGATAATTTCTTCGTCGCTATCTACAGACACTCCCGGGCCAAATTGTATTTCTAAATTTTTATCTGGACGAAATTTAGTTACAAATCTCCTTGCAGACTTTTTTAATTTTAATAAATACGGCACTTCAGAAAATGTTGATAACTCAGGATCGTTTTGTACTGTATTAGCAATTGTCTCGTATATAGTTTCTTGTGCTAAATAAGGCACTTCAGTCCAAGCATTTTCGTCAGAGTCTTCTATAGACACAACTTCAACGATATCTGTGTCTTCAATTAATATTTTATCAAATCGTTTTGCATTACCAAAAGTAAAAGTACGAGTTTGTACAGTTCCAGAAACAGCTTTTACTGTTTTTCGTAATAAATAATATTCAGGAGTCCCGTCTAAATCATTAACTTGATATACACTAACTTCGGTAGGATTAAAACTGCTAGAAGCTGCAAAATTTACCAAACTAGTTGTTCGAAATTCTACGTTATAATCATCTGCTCTTGATATCATTCCTTCCTTAATGGTTAATGCATATGACCAATCCGGAACCTTACCAGTACTTGTGTTTTTAGCAGGTAATAATTGAAATACGTCTAAATCAACTGTTGAAGGTACTACATTTCTTGGTCTATATCCTAGAGTAGCTGCTAGAGCTAATACATTAGGAGAATAATTTGCATAAGGTAATAAAGATTCCTTTAACTGATTATCTGTATAATATGAAAGAACATCACCTACGTATGATGCCATTTCAATTATCATGGTGCCTGGAGATGACTCATTAAAGTCATTATATGTATTTGGAAAATAATTTTTTGCAAACTCAATTAGATTTAATCGGAATTGACTAAAATCTTTATTTAAGTATCTTACATCCTTTTTAATTTGTGCCATGTTATAAAACAGTTATTGTACTAGGTGTTACTAAAAATGTTATAGGCACATTCGCGCCGTTTTCTGTGACTGAAACGTTTAATGTAATTTGCACTCCATGCTCTTGTTGATTGCCTAACGAAGCTATTACATTTTCAACATCAAGTGAATTAATTATAATATATGGTAGCCAAAAAGTTATAGCTTCAGTAATAGAATTTCTTACAAGATCAATTAACGACTCTGTATTAGGTTCAAATAAAGCATCTTGTATAGTAGTACCAAAATATGGTTCCATTATACGTTCGCCGCGGCGAGTTAGTAATAAATTTTTTAAATTTGAAATAGCTTGGTCATGGGTAGAATAAGACAAATCAAATAAATTACCGTTTTTACCGGTAAAAGGCAACTTAATTCCAACTGCTACGTCTGGAAGTAAATCAATCGGGTTATATCTTCTAACTATCGACATTATTTACCTTTTTTCTTATCAATTGCTTTCATTAAAGCTGAATAATCTTTTGTTAGCGCGTTAACGACGTCGTCTGGAAGTGCATTAACGTTAACTGGATTTCCATTAACATCGGTAGATGGTACTACTGATTTTTGAGTTCTCATTGATGGCATTGAATTCATATTCATTGTCGGCCACTCTGATTGGTCATTATAATTAATGCTTTCATCTAACATTGCTAATGAGTCTGAAGATCCCATATGTGCTGTCGTTTCATTTAAAATTTCATTAAGCCATGAATTTTTAACATACTGTTTTTTAGCTACGTTAACTGGAGCCGCTTTTTTAGGCGCTGGCTTACGAACTTCTGTAGGTTTAGTACTTTCATTAAGTATAGAATTAATTTCTGTACGTACAGCCGTTTGTACTTCCTCTCTAATTATCTTACGTAGTGTTTGTATAAAATCTTTAGAATTCATATCTTTATTTTTAATAATTATCTATTTAATTTAAAATTACGGTAATACGTACCCAATAATCGCCACTGGGTTTACTACTTTAAGTGCCACTCCTCCATTACCACTGGTTTGGTATCTTGCAATTGAATCTCCTTCGACTATACTTATGTTTTTGTCATTATCAATTTCAACGACAATTCCTGCCTGATCAGCATCTGCCAATACTCCATATCTAAATAGCGCTATTGAACCTATTACGGGGGTCGTAGACAGTCTTTGATTTTCAACAGCCCAATTATACCATTCAGTGCACGTACCAAATTTCTCGTTAGTAATACCGGCTTCATTCCACCATGTAGTGCATGCAGCGGCCGCCCAATGAGACCCATCTCTAAAATTAACATTACGTAGCATAGAAGAAATTCTTTGATTAAATTGTTTGGAATTATCTTCTACAATACCAACATCTTCTAACGCAATTCTAGCTGCATTAACTCCATTAATAATAGATTGTGTCGAAAGTCTATTTAAGGTAGATGTATTGATTAATATGTAATTTTTATTAACCGTAGCCATCGATTCTAAAGAAGTTGGCAATACTGGAGACTCTAATAGTATAGTCACTGACGAATCTTTCTTAGATTTTATTTTTTCGTTATATAATGACAACGACTCCAATGCTGCTAATCTTTCTGACTCAGATAAATTACCATTATGTGCCTTTTGTTTAGACTCTTGAGCTAACGCCGTATACATATTCAATTCATCTTGAGTTAATTCAAAGCTAGGAATAAATTTAACATCAATCAATGAATAATCGACTATTAAGTATCCATCATCATCTTCAGTAACTGCAGACTGAAACTGCGTTCCTATTAACTCATCAGCCATTACTCCTTGATATTTTTTAGTAGGATCTGATTTAAAATTAAATTCATAAATGTTAATTCCATTTGGAGATTGTCCTAAAAGTTTTAAATTATCTTTTAATCTTCTGTCAGAAGGCTTTTTAGTAAATGACTTACCCGGTACTACATTAACTAATTTTTTAGTAAATGCAACTTGACTTAAATATGAATCTATTTGACCTCGCAGCGATTCGATTGAAGCCCATTGCGGAGTTGCTAACATTGGAAGGCACGGCCCTACGGGAGATACCGGCGTTATTGCACTTAATGCTGTTATTAAATTATTAATCCATAGTTTAAATTGATTTCCTAAAATTAAAGGTTCAGTTGCATTATCTCCTAATTCAATTTTTTTAGAATTTAATGATATACTATTTTTTGAATCTATTGCAATAGTCGTTTCTGAAGATAACCCTATTCCATTTTTTGCAAACGCTATAATTTCTTTTTGCCAACTATTAAAAATAATTCTTCCTGAAGATATTAAAGTTTGTGGTGTTTTGCCCCAATTATCATCTTTCCAAGATGTTATTTTTTTACTTTTAATTGCAGCTAATACGCCAGACGCTTGCTCAAACTCAATATTCTGACCTGAAGACATAACAATAACATTATCTTCATTTTTAAAGTCCTCGGTAGTAAAGTCGTTAATTTTTCTAGTGTTAACTGTCTGTTCTGTATTTCGTATAATAGTAATAGGAGCTCCCGGCGACCCAGCTTTCCATTTTGCAGGTTTAGAAAAAGTACCTGATTTAGGGGTCGTGGTCATTCGTATTGAATTTCCATATCGACCTTGAATTAATACATCTCCTATATAAGGCTGTAATGGTTTAACAGTTTCGGATTCAGTAAAATTTTTATCAGTGGCAGGAGTTTGATCTTGATTTGAATTACCGGCAGCTGCTTGATTATATTTATTAGATGCTACTGGATCGTTAGATAACTTAAATTCAGTTACTGTTGGTATCGAGTTATGATGTATATCTTTTTGTAAATTGACAATATCAATATAATACCATTCAGTAGATGTAGATAATCCAGATGCGTAAGAACTAGGACCTTTTAATAACATTACTATTTCGCCCTTTAAAGGTATACGCAATATATTTGAATTAATCGGAGACGCTGTTATAATAGTTGCCGAAGCACTGTCCGTAGCAGCAGAGCTATCAAAAAGTTTTGCCTTTATTCCATAGCTTAAGTTAGGATTTTTATCATCATAAATGACTTCGACTACTTCTCCAGTAGTTAATTCTAATGCACGTGCCATATTAAATTATTCCGTCTTGAAGGTCGTTAAGATCTGACTCTAATTGAGTTTGTTTTGAAGTCAAGTCGACTACTTGTGCATTAATGACTTTATCCGCGTCTGTGATTGAATCAAGTTCGTTCATCAATTGCTTTTTCTCTTCTTCAGAAAGCATCCATGAATTTCCAGTCTCAGCTTGAACTCGATTATTAGTAGAAACTAACCGTTGTACAACAGCGGCTAGTTTAACTAAATGTTCATCATTTTTAACTCCTACTTCTAAATATTCTTTAATTAAAGGGACTATGACAGTCGCATCTCCTACATTTTTTATCAAAGGACGTAGTTCAGCAATTAACATATTTATCTGACGATCTTTTTTAGAGCTGTTAGCATAAATATCTTTCATTAGATCGGAAAATTTCTTTCCCTTAAATATTTCTATATCAAAATCCATAATCCTTTTAAATAAATATATTATTCTAGGAATTCTGAATTATTTTTAAATTTACTCTGATCTAATGATATTATACCTGTTCGTTTGTAATTATAATACATCGTAGCATAAGCGTCTTTCATTACATTAACAACGCGAGTTATATATTGTGTCTTAACTCCTGCTCTATCTCGAATTAAAATATACAATGCTTTTTTATTAAATTCTTCTATATTCTCTCGAGTTCTAAATAACTCTAATACCGAATCAGCTACTGCCATGTCTACATGCTTTTTAAATAAAACAGGTAAATTTTCATCCATATATTTAACATACAAGTCCATAAATTCCTTCTTCTCATCAAGCTCTTCTTCACGCATTACTTCATTAATAACATTTCTGTTATCGTCTATAGCTTCAGGTTGATCTGTATTTTTAAACTTATTATAATTAGAATTATTGTTGATAATTAAATAATTTTTAGCTATGATCGAAAAATATGAAAATGCTTTTCCTTTATTAGGGTCGGTATATTTACTAATTTTTTCATTTAGAAATGCTACGACTTCATGTTTAACATCTTCATATGGAACGTCAAAATGATAAAATTTAAACGTATGAATTATATTTTCAACTAATTTATCAAAAGCAAATTTAATTTTTGTATCATATAATTTATTACGTTCATGAACGTTAGTTAGTTTATTATACAATAATATTGCATCTTCAGTTTCTTTTGTAAAGTACTGTTTTGTTTTAGGCTTACGTCCACGCGTTTTTACTTCTTGAACATTTTGTGTATTAATTTCGCTCATCATTATATAAATTTTCTATAGTTTTAGTTAAATCGGAAGAAATCTCTTTTATAGAGTTGAATATAAATCCAACTTCATCGTCAGCTTCAAAGGAACCGCGTATGTCAATTTCTTTTAATCGAATTTCGGCTTCAATAATTTTCTCACGAACTTCAATTAATTTAGTTTCATAAGTCTCTAAATAATCTTCCATTCGTTCAGAATATTTAATTAAATTTGTAATTGAAACTGCAGCTGCTATTATTACAGATAGTAAAAATACTATTATTATCAAATATACCATTATCCAAATATTTTATCAAAAGCGTCTCTTAAATTAGAATCAGTAACTGGATTGTTAATGTTATTTAATTTAGATTTAACTTTCGTAGGTTCAACATTAATATTAGAATCTGCAGAATGCTGTAATGTAGCTTCGATTAAAGTAGCTAAATGATCTGCATGATGAATTAATATTGGCAAATCAGTTCTCAATGCAAATTCAGGGCTTCCTGCCATTAAATAAGATTCATTTCCTTTAGAATATAATCCATCATGTAATTTAATAGCCAAATATTCATTTTCAGAATAAGCTACGCCATGCTCTTGCAACGTAAATACACTTCTGTCAGGTACTTTCATAAAAGTTAAATTTGGATTAATTTTATATACCTGACCTCTTTTAACGTGCCAATCTGAATCGTTCGGTACATAATACTCTTCCGTAGCTGATCCAATTTTACCTAAATCATGATTAATTGCTGCAAACACAACTTCTTCTTTAGTATAATTTTTAGTATTAGCTCCTAACGAATTCCAAGTATCCCATAATGTAATTGCACATTTAACTACTCGATTAACGTGATCAATGTAACCTCCTGGAAAGCAATTATGCCTTGTCGAGTGTGATGAAGCCGGTGCAGTTAGGACTCTATCTGCTAACGACTCATACATTTTAATTAAAGCTTCTTTTCTAGGACTGTTAATATAAAGTTCAATATATTGCATTAACTGATCCCATTGTGCTTGTGTGTCTTGTTTTCCCATAACTTTATTTATTAAATTACTTTATCAATTAAACCTAATTCCAAAGCTTTTTGTGCTGTCATATAATAATCTTTACGACACGCTTTTCTCCAAAAGTCTTCATCATGCTTTGTGCGCTTTGCCATCATTTTATAAAACTCTTCTTCTAGCTCATCAATATGTTCGGCATTAGCTTTTATGTCAGCTGACTTACCAAATATCTCCGCAGAAGCTTCATGCACCATTATTGTCGAAGACTTTGATGCTGCACGCAATCCAGTACCGCAACATAATATCATTGCCGCGGCTGACATCGCTCTACCACGTACAATTACGTTAACAGGCACTGATAGCGTTTCAATATAGTCAATTATACCTAAAGCCTCATATA